CTGATCTATAACCGACGTATGGTGCGATCCGATAGCGGGCATGTTTACTTACCTCCGGGTTGCTTAGGCGGCTCTGCATTAGGCGAGCCAGGCGTCGGCACGGTCCCCGCCTCAGCGGCCGGCAGCTCCGCATTAGCCGGCTCAGGAACCCCGGCAGCAACCTTTTTATTGAGCCCCAGCTCATCAAACTCATTAATCTGTTCTTTAGTGAACGGCGGCCGGTTATCCAACTTGCGAGCCTCAGACGGCGCCAAAACGCGGGACTCAATCTGAACTTGGATAAATTGCGCCCGGCTCATAGCGTCCATACGCATTAGGGCATCGCTATTGAGCTTGACAAACCTGGGCCGGGGAATAGCGGCCGTCAACGCATCCTCACGCCGTTTGATCGCTGGGCCCAGATGCATAATAAGAAACTGCAAATTCCGCTCTGTGATATTTGCGTAAGTGACGCTCTGGCCGGACACGGCCGCGTCGATTAGATCAGCCGGGCAGCCGAAAAACCGCGCAACGTCAACGGCGGAGAATCGCTTACCCTCTAGCCAATCAGCCGACGCATGGTCCGCTTGTATTAGCTCATAATCCCAATCTGAGCCATGCACAAACGGCTCTCCCATGGCGATAGACGCCCGCCACGATTCTTTAACCGTCAATGCCTCAAGAGGCTTGAGCTTTTTAGCATTGTTCTTGAGCCTGGCCCGGGGCACAGCTCCGCCGGCAAACCATGACGTAACAAAATCGCGTATAGAAACATACTCGCTCAGCGTGTATGCCGCGTAAGCAACGGGGGAGAGGCCAACCGGCAAGCCAGCTAGCGGATACTGGCGTTCATGCCAGACAACCTCAGGCGCATAAGACTTACCGTTAATGTAATACTCGCTAACCTCGCCATCTCTTACCCGGACCGTGCAAGAGGCGGACGCTTGCAGGTCAATCCTCAGCGGGTAGCCGGCTCCGTCCGTTGACCGGATCAGCCCAATAGCGTTGCCGCTCCGGTCTAGCTCAACCTGAGACATGTAAAGCCACTCGCCAATACCAACCCGGTCCCCGCCAGGGGACACAAGTAGCGGAGTGGTTGGCGCCTCAATTTGCATAGGCGGTTGCCCATCGGTCAAATTGACCTTGCGGAAAACGTCAATTGGCAAGGTTGAAATAAGATCAGCCCGGAGGCGGAGGCAAGCCCAAACGGCGGAATGTTGCAAAGCCCGGTCGCCATCAACGTAGGCCAGCGGCGCCGTTGGCCCCGTGAGCGTCCTAGGCGGGATCAGCTCACCAACCGTATTAACTCCCCATAGCCGCTCATCCCGGGGCCTACGGCCAAAAACAATCCCCATTTACAGCCGCGAATCAACTAGCAGCAACATAGCCCCGCCAGCTATCAGGCCAGCCGGGAGATAGATAAGCGAGGCGCCTAGAGCGATTAGCGCCATACCCGCGATACCCGGCAACGTGGCCGCAATCCGGACGGAGAAAACGGGACGGACAAAGCTAAAGGCCCGTGTAATAAGAGCGGTCATGTAGTCAACTCCAAAGCCTCTAGCACGGTTGCAAGCTCAGCGTCGGTTAGCAACTTGTCACGGTGCAAGCGGCGCAAATCAGCGGGGCCATAAACCCCGGCTCTTGCAAGCCGGATAATTTCGTCGGTGTCAAAATGCATAGATTCGCGGGCGTCATAATCTGCCTCATCAGCGAAACGCATATATCCCCATAGAGCGAAAGTAACGGCCACTAGAGGCGAGAGGTCGACGGCCGCGTTACGCTCATCCCACGCCCACGCCTCAGACAAGCTCCGTTTATCGGCGGCAGCCACGGCCGCCCGTAGCGGCGCCTGGCCCAGATGCCAAACCCGGTCATCCCTGAGCCCGTCGAATAGCTGGCCGCAAGCGTGGGCCACGTCCTGAGCTGCCAGGCGCACAACCGGCAGCTCTTGACGCTCTAGGTCGTCAATCAGCGAGCCAGAGGCGCCCCGGGGGTTAACGATCCATGCCGGGCTATGCCAACGCTCTTGCAGCTCCATGCAACGGGCCAGAGCCCACGCCGTACCCGCCTTGCGGTCGACTAGCTCAAGCCCGACGCGGCCGTCCGGACGGAGGCCAGCCAACCCGATTGACGTATGGGACCGATCCGGGGACACGTTGAGAGCAAAGACGGGAGACGTTGGCCGCTCAGGCTCCGGGGAGCTATCGGTTGTGGCGTCCCACCATTTACGCGGGATCACTAGCCAGCCATCAGCGGGGGCCGGGTACTGTCCCACGCCCAACCGCTCACGTAGCCACTCAACCGGCTCCATGGCGTCACGTTCTTTAGCTATGTAATCCTCAGATATCCGGATACCTAGCCCCGGGTTAGCCCTAGCTACAGACGCCATATCCTCCGGGTTGTCATGCAACGTGCAATCAGGCGCACAATAGTCGTTGTGCCAATCAATCGACCACTCCAAAAACACAAGAGCGGGGGAGCTGCCGGCTACGCCTCGGCGCCTAACGGCCGCGAGCTGGCTAGAGTTGACCGTGCCAGCCGACGCGGTATACCAAACCTGAGGATTGGGCCGGGCGGACAATGTTGGGAGCATGGCGCCAACTCTGGCCGCGTCCAAAACCATAGCCTCGTCATAAGCGATAAAGTCTGCGGTAAAACCACGGCCAGAGCCGGCCGACCTAGCTAGAAACCTAAGCCTTTTCTCCCCGGGGCGGCTAATCTGCCTGCCGCCAGGCCCGCTAATAATCGTAGGCGAGGGAAGCAACGTAATACCCTCTTGCCCGTGGGCATCTGAGAACTTTTTAACCCGCTTACTAAGCTCAGGCGTGTTAGTGACAAGAGTTTTAACCCTCAAATATTGTTCCTCGGCCGTTTTAAACTCATGGGCCGTATGGATTTGCAAACGATCGGACGGGAAGAGAAACAAGCCGGCCAACTCGCGGGCCTCAAGGATGCTGCCTTTACCGTTTTGCCGCCCGATAATCAACAGGCTTTCAAACCCGCTCCATGTGCCGTCGCTCCGGACGCTCAGCATCTTGTCTAGGCAAAACTGTTGCCAATCGTCAAGGTAGAGGCCCGCCAGCTCCGCCAGCTCTACCGCCTCGCGGCCGTAGCTCTTAGCTACGTCTTGCGGATATGAGCTGAGGCGGGGCCTCTGGCTGCCGATCATGCCCAAATTTCCTCAACTTTTTTTTGTCGTGTCTCTGACCTGCGGCTATGCCGGGAGCCGATTTGACATGGTGGTATACCACCGGCTAGGTTGGTGGTATACCACCAAGCAAGACAACAGAGAGACAAGAGAGAGGCAAGAGAGATGACAAGCAAAATCGCCTACATGGCAAACCCGGTCCGTTGCGCTTTCGCGTCCATGCGAGCGGGAGAGCTGGGCATGATCGTTACGCCCAGGCAAGGCAACCGGCTGCCGGTTGGCGTCAAATGGTGCGCCGACAACGGTTGTGGCCCAACCCGCACGGGTCCGGTTGGCTCCGCTTACCCTGGCGACGACGCTTTCCTGGCGTTTCTGGACAAGCTCAGCGACCGGGCGGCAGATTGCCGGTTTGCCGTGGCTCCCGACGTCCTGGGCGATGCTGGCGCCACGCTGGCCCGCTCGCTGCCGATGCTGCCCAAGATTCGCGCCATGGGCTACAAGGCGGCTCTAGTGGCTCAGGATGGGCTAGAGAACATCATGGATGAGATTCCATGGGATGCATTCGACGCTCTGTTTATCGGCGGATCGACCGAATGGAAGATGGGACCGGGAGCCGCCCGCCTCGTGCGGGAGGCAAAGGCTCACGGCAAATGGGTGCATTTCGGCCGTGTCAACTCCCGCAAGCGTCTTATGTACGCTAGCGAGCTGGGTTGCGATTCCGCCGACGGGACGTACCTCGTTTATGGCCCAACCGTCAACCTCCCTAAGTTGCTGGGATGGCTAGACGAAATCGGCGCCACTCACACAATCAAGTGTGGGAGCTGCCGGGGACGGCACGAGACGCCCGCCCGTGTCCGGAGCTGTTACGCCGAGGCTGCCTGAGCCGTGAGGGGGAAACACGGCAACCGCCGTGTCTCCCCTCCCCAGCTCAGGGGATCACCAACAATCGAGAGGATGAGCAAAAAATGGACTACAGCGAGACGCTAGCTCACATGGCAGCCAGCCGGGAGGATGGCGGACACGGGCTCAGCCGGGACGCGGTTAGCCGGGTTGGCTACGATTCCCGGTCACTGGCCAGGCTCCATGAGATGCAGCATGGCGCCGGGCGTGATCCGGGCCACGGTCACGAGAGGAAGCCGGCCCGAACCTACGCGGTTTGCGTCTATTGCAAACGGCGTAGCACCGACCGGGGGCTCTTTGAGCTAGACCCGTATTTTCCTCAGGCTGGCGTTGTCTACCGTTGCGCCGACCGGGATGCCTGCCGCCAGCGACGCGAGGGGACCGATTACACGACGCCGTGAGCCGTGAGGGGACGGCACGAGCCGGGTAAGGTTGGTGCCGTCCCTCCCCAGCTCAGGGGAGAAAACGGAGGATCACACAACATGGCAAGAGACACGAGGGGAGGCGACCGGCACCGTAACCCGGCCGTCCAATTCCGGCCAGGCGCCGAAACGCGAGCCTGGCTAGATGAGCTGAGCGAGGTTACCGGCCGGCCCGTCAACCAACTAGCCGCCTCGGCGGTAGAGCTGTACCGGCTCAAGCCGGAAATTATCAACGCTCTACTAGACCTGATAGAGCGGGCAGAGCGCATAGGCGACGACGCCTCAGACGTCGACGCCTTGCTAACCAAAGTGAGGCAGGCATGACAGAGGTAGTTATGGTCACCCCAGACGGAGCGGAGAGCTGGGGACCATGGACAAGCGAGCTTACATGTGAGGCTTACCGCACGGGCGGACGTATTATCGTCCGGGACAGTGAGCCCGCTAACGTGGTATGCGATTTCACACGGACGGCCGACCGTGTCTGGCAATCGCCCGGAGGCCAGCAAATCCGCTTGTTTATCAACGGCGGATACTGGCAATGGACGGTCGACGGCATGGACGTTACAGACGGCACCATGCATGACACGGAGGCGGACGCCCGCGAGCAAGCCCACGCTTGCACGGATCAGGATAGGTGGGCGGATTTCCCGCTCTGGGACGCTGAGGATTAGAGGCAATGGCGCAAATCATGGCCGATACGGAGGCATACGACCGGGTTATCGTGGCGCGTAACTCCGTGAGGCAGTCTCGCTATACGCACCGTGTAACGATCCGGCCAGGCGAGAGGGACGGCAAGGCCCGTCATCTGACCTTGACACGGGATGAGCTTATAGCTCTGGCGGAGCTGGCCACGGAGTACGTCGACACGATTCTCAGCTAGCCAGCTCCCGCCTCAGACGTGGCGCCAGCTCCCCCCGGGGACGGCGCCACGTCTGGCGTTCTGCCAGGATGGCACACGTCGCATTCGCAATCGTCCGTGTAACAGATATGCACGTCTGACCGCTCATCAGGATCAGGCGAGAAAAGGCACCACCAACAATCAAAGCAATAGCGGTAGCCATCAGCCGCCAGTATCGTACTCATGTGGCGCCAACCCTCGCGGCCAGCTCCCCAACCGCGTCCGCCGTAGGCTTAGGCTGGCTCTCAACGGCCGCCATGGTCAACCGTAGCTCGCGGGCCAGCCCGGCAGCGTGCCTCTCATCAATCGGGCCATCTAGCATTTGTGCGATCCGTACCGCCAAACGCTCAAGAGCCGTGATAGGCTCAGTAATGCCTAGTCTTTGCAGGTCAGAGCGTATACCTTGCTCTATTCCGCCGGCAATTACCATTTAAATGGCCCGGTCCGTTCTTTATCGAATCGCGTAGGCGTCTGACCTGGGGAAACGCCCGTCGAAAATCACGCGGGGAGAGATTTTTGCGATTGGGTGCGGCCTTTTCCTGCGGGTTTCT